CGCGATGCGCACTGCCTACGGAGAGAATTTCCCCGCAAAACGAGTCGCGCGTATCGGGCGCCGGAATGACAATACCGGACGGACGTACACGTTCGCCAATGCCACGCTTAACGGCGACGCGCGGGCCGAGCGGTAGCACCGCTGCCCTCGTCATCGTCGCCCGGCTCGCGCACTGGCGCGTTGTCGGGATCATCGTTCGGCGCGGGCTCGCCCGTGCCCGGCGGAACGCCGTCAGGCTGCGGCGTGTGCGCGACTTGCGGCGCGATCGGATCGTTCACGTCGAACGAATAGCCCGTCTCGCGCGCAACCGGATCGGATTCGGGATGCGTGACAATTCCCCACGCCGTAGGATTGTCGCGCCAATCGCCGACGAGCTTCGCTTCGGCTTCGGCGCTCGCCACTTCGACGGAGACGAGACGGCGCACGCCGCCGGGCAGCTCGCGGAGCTGATACTTTGCCTTCGGATACGCTTTGTGAAGGTAGGGTTTGCTGTAATCCGTTTCGGGCATCTGACGGTTGTACGCCATCAGGTCTTGCGGCGACAGCCGCTTGTATTCCTCGTCCGACATTTTCGACAAACTTTCCAGGCCCACGATTTTTCTCCGAAAAATCCCGGGGATCGCTCCCCGGGCAAGACCATGAAACACGCGCCCCGATCAGTTTGTGAGTCGAACGCCAAGCTCGGGATAAACCGCCTTGATGCCGTACAGCACATCAGTCCGCGACGGGAATCTGTCGTTGTTGATATCGTATGCGCGAATCACGCGAAGGCTGATTTTCTTGTACACCTTCCGCTCCGCCATATCGACGCCCTTCGGCAGAATCAGATCAGCGAATGCGATCGTGAATGCCGACTTGTGAAACGCGAGATTTTGCGGCAGATTCGCGTTGGCAGCTCCCGATACCGTGATCGCGTTCCCCGAAGTCGGCGCGTTCGTCACGTTCTGGAATTGCCCGCCGAAGATGATCGCGGGAACGATCGGGATAACCGACGCGCCCGTACCATCGCTCGACACGTTCGCTTGCACGACGAATTGCTGCAACGCGCCCGTGCTCTGACGGTTTTGCGGGTTGACCGCAAACACGCCTACGATCGTGAACACGTCGCCCGCATTCAGCCGTGGCGCCGCTGCCGCCGTCCAGCCGTTCACGAGCAGATTTTGCGAGTACGCCCAACCCGACGATTGCCCTTGCCCCGCGCCGTTGATAACCGGCGAGCCGCCGAGCGGGCCGACAACTTGCGTCATCGTGTTTTGATCCAGGGCGATTTTCAGCCCCGCCGCATCGGCGATGATGCCGCTTTCGTACTGCTCCGCGAGCCGCGTCTGCGCGTTGAACAGCGTCGACAGCCCGCCGATCAGCGACGTGTTTGCAGCCGGCCCGAGCAGTTGATAGAGCTGGCCGTCATCCGGCGCGCCCATTTCCAACAGCTTTTGCTTGACCGACAACAGCGCGTTCAACGTCGCTGGCGGCGTGCCAGGAATGCCGACGACGTTCGGCGTGTTCTGCGCTTGCAGGCAGCAATCGAAGTCGACACGATTGCGAATCACTGCCATTTGCGGCATCAGCACGCGTTTCGAAAAGTCCTGCAACGAAAGTGTCAAGTCCTGCGACGTGAATTGCACGTCGACGCCGAATTGCGTCGTCAGCACGAGCGGGACCATCGTTTCCGTTTGATCTTCGACAGCGAGCGTCGCACCTTGACGCCCTTTGTACCGAGCGGGCTTGCGCACGTTCAGCACTGCGCCGATTTTCGCGCCGTCTTTCGCGAATTCATCGCTGTAGGACGAGTCGAAAAAGCGGACGCCGTTGCATTGATTCTCCAGCACGATAACGGCTTCGTTCGTTATCATTACCGGCGTGAGGATTTGATTAGCCACAGCGTTTTACCTTCCTTTGCCTTGCGCGGCTTCCGAGCGCTTTTTCCAAGCAAGATGCTGCTCGGGTGTTGCATTCTCGGGATATCCTGCGGGTGCAGAGCCACGACTTCCGCCCGGTCGCCCGGGTGCCGGCGCGTTTGAGATAGCGACGGCGTTCGTGCGCATATAGTTGGCAATGACTGCCATCTGATTGCCTAATGCAACGTCGGGCAATCGTGCGAGCTGCCGCACGACTTGCGGGTGTTTCGAAAGGTAGTACGCAATGTCGCCGCCGAATCCCGTTACCGCCATCGCCGCTTCGACGTTGACGGGCAGCTCGTCGCCGCCGCCTTCGCTGATAACGTCGACATAATCGGGATATCGCGCTGCGGCTTCCTGCATCTGCACGCTCAAAACGCCGTGCAATTGCTCGGTTGCCGCCGCGCGCTGCGTCGCCGCGTGTTGCGTCTGTCCCTGCTCCCATCGCTGGCGCTGTTGCTGCGCTGCGCGTGTGAGCTGTTCCCGTACCTCCATGCGAGCTTCATACTTCGCTAGATCGCGGTTGTATGCACGCCAATCGGTGTATTTCGACTCGTCAGGAGCTACAAGGTCGCCCGTAACGCCCGCGCGCTCTGCGGCTTGCTGCGGAGCGATGCGACCTTCAAGCACCGCCCTTATCAGCAAATCGTTTTGCGCTTGGACGCGCTCTGCGTTGCGCTGTGCTTCGCGCAATCCCGTCGTCAGTTGATCTATCCGATTATCCCGAGTGCGGCGCGGGCGATCGGGGCGTTGATCGCCTTGATCGTCGGCGTTCGCGTCGGGCGCGGCGTCGGTAGGGGCCGAAGGCTCCGCTGCGCGCGAAGATGCGTCGGGGGTCGCTGGCTGCCCCGAAGTGTTATCCGGCGCGGGCGACGAGCTTCCGTCACCTTGCGCTGGCGCAGCCGTGCCGGCGTCAGTAATTCCCGGCAGCATTAGATCGGGTGGCACAAGTTACCTTTCGTCGTGAATTGGAAAACGGCGAGCGCTGCTTGGTACTGCGCTGTCGCGCTCGCCGCTTCCCAAACTTTCTACTGTTGGAACAACCGCGCTTGCATACGGTTGATCGAAACCACGTCGGCAGCCGTCGCCTTCGTGAGCGTCAGACACAACTCTTGCTCGGCACTCTGCCAGCTCGCAACCGTCGTCGAGACGAGCGCAACCGCGCCGCCGCCTTGACCCGTGCCCGAGCCGACCGAACCGCCGACGATCGTTACAAAATCGTTCTGGCCGCGCGCCGTGATTTCGATACGGCCGTTCAGCAACGACGTGATCGCGACCGACGCCAGGGCCGTGCCGGCGTTGCCGGTCGGACCCATGTACGCTTTCAGCGTCTTGACGTTCGCGTTGTTGCTCGCCGAAAATTCGAAGTCCAGCTCGGCGACGAAGTTCGATAGGAGCATCCCGGCCGGAATGCGCACCGAGAACAGCAATTGCTCCGTCGTCACCGTCGCTTGTGCCGTCCAGGGCGTGCCGATCGTGCAGATTTCCGGCTGGCGGAACGATTGCCCTTGAATCTGCATAACGTCCATCGCCGCCACTGCGCCGGCCGCGATCCCCGCCGTTGCACGAATGAAGCCGGCTTGCTGAATGTTGACCGACAGCGGATTGAACGAGTACGGGTTGACGGAGACGCCCTGCGGCGCCGGCAGATAGTTGACGCCATCGTTCGACCATTCCAGGCCGATCGTGCCGCCGCCAGCTCCGCCGGCCGGCATCGTCATGAACGAGCGACCTTGCGGCGCGCGAAACACTTGCGGTACGCCGAGTGCAACACTTCGAATTTCGGTTGTCATAATGCCCTTTCAGATTTGCGCCCGACTAACAGCCCCGGGCGATTGCAAAAACCGATCGACTGCGGATCGGCCTACTAACTGACCAATGTAAAATTGCAGACGGTTATACCCGTCGCGTTGGCATTGCCGAACACGGTAAACGATCCATTCGAAGGCTGCACGGAGCAACTTGTAAGCGTGCCGTCGTGCGTCTCCACTTGTATATTGATCTTGCTCGTCGCCAAGCAAAGCGAACAGTTGAACGTCAGCCCGGCCGCGCCCTGCCCCGCCGGAAACGCGAAGCGACCGCTCGGCGTGTTCATTACGCCGCTGCCAGGAGTGCCGGAAATGTCGGTCGACTGCTGCGCGATCGGCACGCCAGGATTGACCCCGCCTGATCCCCGTAACATCGTCAGCTCCCGATCCCGGGCGCGACGATCAACGATTGAGCGGCGCTGCCGCTGATCGTCGATATCGTCGTGTCGTTTTGCTTGCGATCGATAACCTTCGATTGGCCGGGCAGAATCGGATACGAGCCCGCCACGGTAGCGGCGGCCACTTGCGCATCGCCAAGCTCGATGAACACGATCGCCGTGCCGGCGTTCGACAGCTCCAGCGATGCGCCGCCCAAAGGCAACGCCGCCGATACAGCTCCGACGCCCACGACGTAAGTAATGCACTTGTTCGGGCCGGCGGGTACGAAATTGTCGATCTTCATGCGTTAGGCTCCCGGGCTCGTCTCGCCCGCAATTTGTTCAGCTTCGGGACCGACCGGCGCCGTTTGCTTTTGCTGCGCAACGAGCAGCGGAACGACGACCTTAGACATAAAATCGATGAAACCGTCGAGCTTGTCTTGCGTGATCTTCGCCGCGAGTTCCTTCGCATCCATCGCGGCATGAATTTGCGTGTCTTGCGTCTCCATGCGCTGAATTTCGACGGAACGATCGGCCGCAGCGGCGGCTTGCGCACCCTTGAGCTTGGCGCCGGCCGTTTCGGTCTGTTCGACGTAGAGCTGCGATTTGAGCTTTTGATTTTCCTGCGTGACTTCCGCGATTTTTTGCTGCCAACCCTGCATCGCCTGTTGAAACTGTTGTTGCTGCGTCTGCATCGCGCCACGGATCGCCGCGACTTGGGGATCGTCGCTCGACTGCTCCATTTGCTGAATTTGCGGCGGCAGCATCATGAACAGGCGCGCGGCGATTTTGTCGCCCATGCCGTTCGGCCAATCCGTCATCTTCGCGAACAGATCGGCGATCAACGAAGCCTTATCCGGCCCCATCGCTTCAAGGAATTGCTGCATTTCGTTCGCGGCTTCAACCCGGCGCGTCGCGTACGCGGGGCCGACCGTCACAACAACGTCGTACTCGCCTTGCGTGATATCGTTGATCGGCGGCGGCGCCGGCTGCGGCGGCATTCCAGGCTGCGGCGGCGGCGCCGGCATCGCCTGATTGACCGTTACTTGCTTGTCGGTCCCATCTTCATCGATGATGCGCAACGCGCGCTGCGTATCGTAGATTTTCGGGATCAAGTCGACGCAAATCTTCCCGAACAGCGTGATCGAGCGCGCGAGATTGTCGCCGTAGTGAAACGTCGCCAAGTCGCCTTTGCGCTGCTCCGCCAGGATCGCGCGCCACGGCACATTCGGATTCGGCTGCGCCGCATCCTTCTGGCCCGTGATATCGCGAAGGTTTTGCGAGCAGAGCTGCAACATCGTCACTAAGCCCTGATCGAGCTGGATCGGCTCGGTGCGAGCGGGCGGCGCCGTTACGAACGTGCCATCGGGCAGCTCGACGGGCTCGTATTCAAGGTACGGATGATTGTCAGTGTTCAGCGTGTCCCATTCGGTATGGCCTTCGAACGTGCCGGCCAGGGCGACGTAGGGAGCTTTCGGCGCGAGCGCGATCCGCTCCGTCGCGAGCGTGAACCAATAGTTGTACATCATCTGCGCGTCGCGCAGCCGACGAATGACGCCCTGCCGTACCTTTTTCCCGTCGATATCGATTTCGTCGCCGGGAACCATGATGACGGGAATGTACTTGCCGGCCCATTCGTACTTTGCGAGCGGATAATCGTTCGCGGAGAGCTTGTACCAATCCACGCGGCAACGCGTGCGCTCCGCTTCCTTCACAATCTGCGGCGGCATCGGCAACGCCATTGCGGAAACGCCGAACGGCTGCGTCGGCGTCGGCACGGCGGCCGTTTCGTTCGCCTTTTTCAGCTCCGCATCGTACTGATCGCGCCAAAGCGTGCGGCCGTCCGAGAGCTGAACAAGGTTTAGCTTTTCCTCGATGATTTCGTAGTAATCGGCGACGCAAATCAAGTCGCCGTTAAACCATCGAGCGCCAAGCGAGCCCGGCTGCGCTTCGAACGATGACGGGTTGCGCTTATCTTCCGGCCATTCCTTTTTGTACGTCTCCTGATCGATCCAATCGCACACGAAGCCGTACTTTGCGTCGCTCTTGTCGGGCGCCTGCGCATCGGGATCAAGGAACGCCGACAGCGCGTTCGGAATCGAGCGGAGCTGAATGCACTGATTGAACGAATCTTCGCGCTCGTACTCCGTCACGACTCGCATATATCCCGCGCCGCCCGTCGCCGCTTGTTCAAGCGCGTTGTCGTAGACCGAGCCCGCGTTCGATCGGTACTCGATATCGCGAATAAGCCCTGAATAGATGTTAGCGATCGCTTTCGATGCGCCACTACCAACCGGACGCGCCGTAAGCCCCGGCGTGTTCTGCCGCTGCTCATTTGTGATCCGCTTGATGTAAGGGCCGGTCTGATTGAATTCCAACCAGGGCCGTTTCGGGTTTGCCGTCTCGCGTGCGCGCCGATTTTCTTCCGGCCACTGCGCGCCACGCTCCCAAGCAAACTTCATATCGTCGGCCTGATTCTTGCGATTCTCGCTGTCCACGTCACACACATAATCGAAGCGCTCTTTTGCGCGTTCAACTACGTCGCCGTACTCGCGCGGATCGAATTTGTCGGCAGCGGGATCGAGCGAAGTCGAGACGTTCCCTTCCGGCGCCGGGCGCTCGCCCGAGTCCGCCGGAAGGGGCGCGTCGTCTCCTCGCACGGAGCCGTTACCCCCGCCATTCAACGGCGTGCCAGGAACAGCGGGGAAATTCAACAGTGGACCGTTGCCCATGCGTCAGCCGTGAATCGGCGCTCCGAATTCGTGCCAGCCGAGCAACAGCAACAGCACGAACAGCAACAGATTGCCGCCGATGATCGGATAATTCGGCGTCGGACCCCACGACTGCCAAAACCCGAACACGAGCCACAGCAACATCAGAATGTAAAACGCGAGCCCGATCGACATAGCTTCCCTTTCGTCACTTATCGTAAGGATCGCGCCGAGCCTTCGGCGCGGGCTTTGACGCTGGCTTCGGATCGGAGCCGCCGGCAGCGCGCTTGACCGAGTACGCAATCGCAACCGCTTGCTTCGGCGGCTTGCCGGCGGCAATCTCCGCCCGCACGTTCGATTGAAACGCGGCAGGCGACTTCGATTTGTTCAGCGGCATGGCGCAGCTCCTACAGTCCAGCCCACGAATTGCCCGCAGCCGCCCACGCCCGCGCCATCGGCTCTTTTTTCGGAGCCTTCGGCTTCAACCGTGGATTCTGCGAGCCCCGAAAACCCTGCCCGAACGTGCCGAACGCATCAGCACCGTGCGAAGTCCAATCATGCTCGGGATCATCGCCCCACATCATTTTCGAATCGTCCCAAACCTTGTGATATTGCTGCAAACACTCGACCAATCGTTCGCACTTTTTCGCGTCAAAACGCGCACGATTAATCATCATCCGGCTTGCGTTGATCCGATCCATGACACTCGTTTTCGGCATGACCCGAATCGGCCTAACTTGCAAGTCGAGCAACGCTTGCTTGCGCGACGTGCCGTTATTCCCCCACTCGTGCACCGAAACGTCATGCGGCAACAAATGCTCGTCGTACACGTACGGCCGATCGCGCAACAACTTGGCGTAGTGATCCGCACCCTTCCCGCTCTGCTCGATGTAATCGATGAAATGCACCCACGGCCCGACTTCCTGCCCGAACACGATCGCATTGCTGTCGTGGAAACCGATATCCCACGCCGTAACAACCCCGCCACGCGGATCGTACGGCAACTCCATGATCCGACCTTCGCCAATCGCTTGCGTCATCAGCGCACCGAAATAAGCACCAGGGAAGGAAGCATCGAACGAGCAAAAATACTCCTGCTCGATGACCGCATTCGCTTCGTCCGCGCCCATTTCCCGCGTCATTTCCCGACGCTCCTGCTCGATCCGCGCCAACGGGATCGCGCAAGTATCCTTGACCGTCAAAAGCTCGACAAACCAATTCGGATCGCCCTTCGCCCCATCGTACATTTTGTACGCGTGATTGCGACCGCGCGGCGTCGTGATAAACAACGACCATCCATCATTTTCAACAAGGATCGGCCGAAGCAAACTCCAGCTCTGCGGATCGGCCAGGGAAAATTCGGAAAAGACTACCCCGATTGGCGGCGACCCGAGCAGCGAATTAAAGTTGTCGGAGCCGACAACTTGCCACGTCGAGCCGTTCGTAAAGCGTATGAACATTTCTTGTTCGTTCGTCGTCGCGCGCAACGCAAGCGGGAATGCTTCGTCAATGCGACGCACGCCGCTGTGCGGATTAACAGCGGTCCATATCGCCTTGCGCGCTTGCGATGCCTTCGGCAACATATGCCAATAGTTTCCGACGCGCTCGTGCGCTGCGCAGCTAGTCCAACGCAACGCGAATTCATCCTTGCCCGCGCGCCGATGCCAAATCGCACAGACGCGCTTTACGCCGCGCTCCAGGGCTCCCCATACGCCTAGCTGATAGTTGCGCGGCTGCCACTTGTACGGCAAGCGAATGCGCAGCGTACCGTCAGCGTCGGGCATCATGCGCGCATCCGTTCGCGTTGCTCTGCATCGTCGGGCACTTGCTCGCCTTGCTGCGCACGCTCCGCACTTCCGACGACGAAGCGTTCGACGACGACGGTAACAGCGACCGGGCCGCGATCGGCAGCGGTCGACGGCGGAGCATAGCGCCCCGATTGCAAGCGCTCGGCATCCCATTGGCGCGCATTAATGCGGAGCTTTTGCAATTGAACGAAGCCGGGATCGATACGCCGCACGCCCTTGTCGACGTAAAACATCGGCGCTTCGTCAGCGATTCCGACCGGCTGTTCGCCATACGCAAGCGCTCGATGCGCTTGTGCTCTGTCCCATTCGACGACGAGCACGGGAGCGCGCGCCAGCCAATCCCAAAAATCGAACGTGCGCAGCTCGCGACGTGCGCACGCTTCGGCAACATTGGAGCCCGCTTGTACTTCGCGCATGATGGCTCGCGCAAGCTCCAGCTCGGCGCTCGTCGGAGCGTCGCCGCCATCGCGTGCGGGCGCGGGCGTGCGCAGGCGCGAAGCGGACAGCGCCGCGAGCTTCCGTCGCTTGTCGTCAGGGCTTGTCAGCGAGCGGCCGGGCATGGCGTCAGTGCATCGCCTTGGCGTAGCACTTGCGCCAGCCTTCGGCGATCGTGCGCGCCATTGCGAACGAGCACTTTTGATGCGCGATCGCTTCGAAGGCGCCGCCGGCCAGGGCTAACAATTTATCGCTCGGCAGCTCGATCGGCGACAGTGCGCTTTTGACGACGGGGCGCGGCTCGTTTGCGTTGCCTAGCGTGAGGCAATGAACGTTGCCCCGCAGCTCGTATCCGAGCGGGATTGCTGCATTTGGATCGGTGAGCCATGCCGGGAGCTTCG